GAGGAATTACAAACTCAAGCTATAACTTATAAAAGAATTAAGTTACCTACAGGTAGAGAGTATGCATTTCCATATGCAGAACGTATGCCTTGGGGTGGATCTAGTTATGGTACGCAAATAAAAAATTATCCTGTACAAGGTTTAGCTACTGCTGACATTGTACCATTAGCATGTATAAAAATATATAAACTAATGAATGAGCAAAAGGTAAAGAGTTTACTTATTAACACAGTTCACGATTCTATTGTGGCTGATGTTTATCCTGGAGAAGAAGCTGTAATGAGTAAAATATTTGACGAGGGTACAGCATCTGTAATACCTGCATTGAAAGAGTATTATGGAATAGACTTTAATGTTCCACTTGACACAGAGATCAAAATGGGATATAACTGGTTAGATATGAAGGAGGTACAAACCAATGATTAAACGATATAAAGTAAATTACACAGCCGATATTTGGGAAAGTGTAATAGTTGAAGCTGACTCAAAAGAACATGCTAAAACTCTTTTTGAAACTCATGATGATAAATATTTTGAGGCAAGAGAAGATGAGCCAGAGCAACATGGTATGGAAAATATAGAAGTAGATTTAATAGAGGAGGTATAATGACACAAACAAATCTAATACTTAAGATGGTGAGGTTTAGCCACATTAAACCACTAATAACAATTGAGTTAGTTATGGATAACTATAGCGATGCTTTAGATATATCTGATAAACTTAATGACGTTGCGAAAGCAAAAGATGAAAGCACAACATCTTATTTTGTGCAAACAATTGAGATACCATCATTGACTAAAGAAGTTTACGATGATGATAGTATACCATTTTAATATAGGAGTAATATGTATATAGAAAAAACTAAAATAAAAGTAATAGGTACTAAGTATGAACGTGGTGGTAAAGAGAAAAAGAATGCTACATTATCAGAGTTTAACTTTGATAATGGCATTCAATCTAAAAACTTATCCAAGTTTTTACAAAGTCTACAAGAAGATCAAGGTCACAGATTTTGTGGTGAGACTACTTGTAATATAACAATAGATACATCTAAGGAGTACTAATGAGTATACCTCTACTAGACAAAGAGTTGTGGGAAGACTATGCTGATGATGAGCAAGAAGAAGCTTATGATATGCTACAAGATTTAAAAGCACAGTGTGATGCTAAACCTACAATGTTATATATAAATGAACATGAAGAACTACAAAGTTATTTAATGTGGTTTGCTCGTTTGGAAGATTTAGAATACGAGATTACTGAAGGAGAGACTAAAGTATGCTAGAAACTATACTTGGATGTGCTATTGTGTACGTGTTAGTAGGATTTTTTATTAATGAAATATTCTAAAATAACACTTGACAAATTAGTAAAAATGTGGTATAAGCAAATCAATAATTAAGGAGGTTATTATGGATAATAACATAACAAATATAAATGAAATGTCCCAAGAGCAGATTATGGAAGCGATTGGGCAAGATGATGGTTCAAGTAAAGGAGTAAATATTCCTAGACTTGGCATCAACAGATCACCAGAAGATGATGAAGGTAATCAATTACCTGTTGGTAATTTATTTACTTTTGATTCTAGTGTAGGTCAGAATGTATATGGTAAGCCAGTTACATTTAGACCATTCATAAGTGCAATGCAGTACATGCACTATGATCCAGATAAATCTGAGTATACAAACAGATCTATTATTTTCAAGAATTGGAAAGAAGAAGCTGTAGATATACTTGGAGGTACAAAGTGTGGTAAGGTTCCTTTTAAAGATAGGGATTCTTTAACACCAGAACAACTAGCAGAACAAAGAACAATAAGATGTTATAGATTATTGTATGGTCTGTTATCATTTAAAGGAGTAAAAGCAAATGGCGAAGAACACACTGTTTCTAATTTGCCTGCTCTATGGAGGGTTACAGGTACAGCATTTGCTCCAGTTGGCTCTGCGTTAGATCAGATTACTAAACGTAAAAAACTTATGTTTACTACTACATTATCTGTAGATACTAAGAGACAGAAAAAAGGTGGTAATGTTTATTACACACCAGAGATTTCTGTTAATGCTGATGCTGGCTTAGAGATGTCAAAAGAAGATATGGAAACTCTTGGAGTATTTCAAGAAGTTATCACTAAAGAAAATACAGAAGTGATAGATCTATATAAAGCTGCAAAGAAGAGCAACTATGATTCATCTGATAAAGATATGAAGAAAGTTGTGGATCAAGTTGAAGATCCTGTAGATGTGTTGGCATCATAATGAACGATATACTTCTAAAAGTTCAAACGTATTTAGATAAATGCAATAAAGAATCTATTGATATATCTGATACACTAGTAGAAGAGTTTGGTGAGGCATGTAAAAGTGCCTTACGCAAACAGTTCTCTGAGCAAAGACGAGAGGGCTTTAAACCAAGAATGTCAAGTATAGGTAGACCATTATGTCAATTGCAGATGGAAGCAAAAAATGTAAAGGGTGAAGGTCAACCATACAATGTTAAGATGAGAAATACTTTTGGTGATCTTGTTGAGGCATTGGCTATATTTGTAATGAAATCAGCAGGGGTAAAAGTAAAAGATGAACAGAAAAAAGTTAAACTTAAATTTAAAGAATCAGAAATTGAAGGCAGGCTTGATGTTAAGATTGATGAGAAAGTGTGGGATATTAAAAGTGCATCACCATATTCATTCGATAGAAAGTTTGGAAGTGGGTTTGAAGAAGTTGCAAAAGACGATGCGTTTGGATATGTACCTCAAGGATATCTTTATAGTGAAAGTGAGAAGATGCCTTTTGGTGGATGGATTGTAATTAATAAATCTACAGGTGAGTGGACAGTATGTGAAACTCCTATAGATGATAACGAATATAGAGTTAAAGCATTAGCTAGTGCAGAAGAAAACATTACAGCTATAGAAAACAAGACACCATTTGAAAGATGCTTTAAAGATATTGAAGAGACATTCCGTACTAAGAAAACGGGTAATAGAGTTTTGGGCATGGCTTGTACATTTTGCCCATACAAACTTCCTTGTTGGGGAAGTAAATTGCAATTGTTACCACAACAACAATCGCAAGGCAAGAACCCTAAGTGGGTTTGGTACACTGAAGTAAACAATCCTAAGAAAGAGGAAACTTTTGAATAGAGATTGTAACTTTAACTGGGTGGGGAGTAGTTTTGAGGGGTCTATTTTCCACCCTTGTACTTATGATGCTATATTTTGTATTATATAAAAATAAAAAAGATAAGGACTATAAAATGTTTACAAATGTATTATTTAATAATGAAAAGACTGCAGAAGAGTTTGGTAGAAAGAGTATGAAGAGAGGATTTGAACATAAGGTAGTTGAGTATAATAATGATAACTACGATAGGTATTGGTATACATGAGAAAAAAAAAGTTTGATCCAACAAATGCAATAAAAGTTTTAGTTACACCTTGGGATAAAGGCTTTACCTGTGGAATAGTAATGGATAGTAAAGCCGCAATGACAACAGAACAGTATGAGTTATGTTCTACTATTGCAAGAGGTATGATTAAAATGGCAACATCAGACCCTCAGACTACATTTATGTATGGACTACGTGGGTTTGCAGATGATAAAAAAAGTAACACTAAAGATTTATCTATTAATTCTGTAGCAGAGTTTGATAGTGAAGATAATGTTATTGATTTTATTGAATACTTAAAAAACAAACGTGATAAGGAGTTGAACTAATGTCAACACATTTAGTAATAGGAGACCCTCATTGTACTCCAAAGGCAAGCAATGACAGATTTTTATGGGCAGGTAAATTTGCACATGATCTGAAACCAAATACCATAATATGCATGGGTGACTTTGCAAGTATGGATTCACTTTCAAGTTATGATAAAGGTAAAAAATCATTTGAAGGTAGAAGATATAAGAAAGATATAAACCATGTTCATGATGCATTGGAAAAATTTAACAAAGGTCTTAATGGAAGACGACCAAGAAAAATCATGTTGCTTGGTAATCACGAAGATAGGATAGATAGAACAGTAGATGAAATACCAGAACTTGAAGGCACAATTAGTACAGACGATTTTAAATTTGAAAAGTTTGGTTGGGAGGTACATGAGTACCAGAAGCCCGTTGTTGTGGATGGTGTATATTACTGCCACAATTATCCTACTGGTGTCATGGGTAAGCCTATCAGTGGTGACAATGTTGCTCGTTCTTTATTAATAAAAAATAAAGTATCTTCTACTGTAGGTCATATACATACATTTGATTATGCTATGTGTGCGTTGCCTTCTGGTAAAAAACTTATGGGATTATCTGCAGGATGTTACTTGCATCATAAGGAAAACTATGCTAAAGCTACACAGCAAATGTGGTGGAGTGGGCTTGTAGTTAAACGTAATGTAGATAAAGGAGAGTATGATCTTGAGATGATTGAGTATAATACAGTAAGGAGAAGGTATGGTAAAAGATAAACGTGTTTATCTAAAAAAGATAGATCATAGTAATGATATATCATATGAAAATGAAGTGCAGTTTGATAATGTAAATTCACCTGCACATTACAAGCATGGTAAGAAAGAAACTATAGATGTTATTCGTGATTGTATGGAGAATGATGAGTATCATGGATACTTAAAAGGTAATGTCTTGAAGTATGTATCAAGATATAAATTTAAAGGAGAGCCATTGCAAGATTTAGAAAAAGCACAATGGTATTTAAATAGACTAATAAAGGAGGTCAAAGATGGGTCAAGTTAAACAAGCAATAATAGAAGTAGAAGATTTTGTGGCAGGTTGCCTTAAGCAAGGTCGGACACTTAATCAAACAATAAGGGATGCAAAAGAATCTGTGCAAGCTAAATTTAACCCTTATTTAGATGATGCTGATCTTATTGAAGATAAGTATTATCAATTTAGGGGGCAGGAATGAGGGAGGAGTTTCTAGATGCATTGCACGATAAGTACACAGCAGAAATATCTGATGCTAAAGCTAAAGCTAATGTGTATTTAAATAATCCTGTTGCAATTGGTGAGCACCCACAATTTACAGAAGAGTTAGATAAACTAATAAACATTATATCTACTGCTGAAGAAAATATAAAAACAATACACAAACAATTTGGAGAACATAATGACTAAAGAGAAAGGACAAGAACAAATAGGATCAAGAACTTACTTAGTTGATTCTAAACAATTACAGGAAATAATGAAATATCTTATGACTAGACCATATGGAGAAGTAGCAAATCTTATGGCTATGCTAGCTAGATTAAATCAGTTAGATCCTAAAATAGGTGCAGACTTCGTTAAAAAAGAAGCGGAGAGTACCAATGGAAAAAAATAATATAAACAAACATACAGGTCTTTTGTTTGAACTAAAGATAGGATTAAATAAAGACAATGCTATTGTAATTGATTATGGTGGAAAACCAGTAGGTAAAATAAGAGAAGCACTTAAAGATTTTAAATATCAAGCTAACTTATGTGCTGCTATTATTAATCATGCAAACTCTGCTGGTAAAAAACTAGAAGATGATATTAAACAAATGATACAAAAGATTTAAAGTTTTGGTATAAGTGTCGCCAAAAAAAAAGGCTCCCTAAAAGGAGCCCTTATGTTGCCTACTGGGGGAAGTTAACGCTTCCCCTTTTTTATTTTTTAGCTATTGTATTTTTATTTATACCTTTCTTTATCATGTAGTTTTGAGTACCATTAGCACCTGTTTCTACTTCTTTTTTTAAATTTATAAATAGTTCTTTTTGTTTTTTATCTTTACTTTGTTTAAGTGCATATGCATTAATAAGTTTAGTGTCTCTCATTATGCCCTCCTTAAATCATTCTTTGCTGCTTTAAATATTTTAACTACACTGTCTTTATTCATAACTTTAGCTCTTTGTTCTGCAACAGTTAGTATCTGTATTTTTCTAGCAAAAGGTTTATTAACATTTTTAACTTTTTTTACTGTATCTTTTGCATCTTTAACAGTAGCAAACTTTATAGAAACAGTATCTTTAGGATTCTCATCTGTGTATAATCTTCGACCAGAACCTTTAGGCTTTTTACCTGTGCCTACTTTAGGATCTTTAGCCATACTAGCAATTCCATGCTCTTAAAGCTTTATTAATTCTACTTTGTGGATCATTAGCAGTTTTCTTTGAAGTAAGTTTCTTCTTCATCCCACGCATCCTCGCACAGAAGCTAGCACGCCTTTTATTACCAACTTCTTTACTAGGGGCTTTTAAATTACCACCTGTTTCTTTGTTGTAACTATCACGACCTTTTTGATTTAATCCACCTTTAGGATTCTTACCTTCTT